TGCTGGGCAATCATGCTGGTGCGGCTGCCGTCCACGCGGCCGGATACGCTGATCGAGGGGACCTCGATGGTGTGGTTGTTGACGAACCGGTAATCGCCCTCCTGATTGCGGGCGAACAGCGCGCCGAAGTGCAGCACGTTCGGGTACTGCTGACTGAGCGCCTGCGCATATTGGGTTGCGTAATTAGGCATGTAGGTTTACCCCTTTCCGTTGTTATTTCCCGCCCTTATCCCCGGCGGCGCCGGAGCTGCGAACGGGGGTGAAGTGAAAGTCGAACGGGTTTTTCCCACCCTGCGGGGCCGGATTGTTCATGGGATGCGTAAACTGGGGCGGCTTGGGCACGCCCGGCTCCTGTTCGGGTTCCGCTTTCTTCTCGGGCTTGAAGGCGTCCGGATACGTTTCGCGCAGTTTCTTGATGCGGCCGTCCGCATCGGTGAACTTGCCGTCTTTAAATTCGGGGTTCTGCGCAAGAAACTCGTGCAGGGCGGCCTTTTTGGCCAGCGCGGACGTGAATTCGAAGCCGGAGAACAGGCTCTCCGCAGCGTGATCGATCGCCTGCGTTTCGAGGGTCTTTTTCAGCGTCGAGGTTTCGGTATCGTACCTGGTCTGCAGATCGGCCAGCTGCTTGGTGAGCGCCTCGTTGCTTCCGGCGCTTTTCTTAAGCTCCGCAATGTCCTTATCCCGGTCGGTCACCTGGGTTTTCAGGCCGTCCCGCTCGGTGGTGAGGGCGGCGATCTGCTCGTCCTTCGTAGCGAGCGTTTTCTTGTTGGCCTCGACATCCGTGCCGTTGATCGCCATAACGCTGTCAATTTGCTCCTTGGTCAGCCCCAGCTTTTCCAGTTCCTCACGTTTCATGATGGGTTTCTCCTTTCGATTACGCTGATGTTTTACGTGGTCGCGCCACATCGTCGGGTTTGAGTACGCCGAACCCGCAAAAGGCAACGCCGCGCTCTTTTACGCCTGCCACGGCAGAAGGCACGGGCGCGGATGCGCCCTTTGGGCAAGGGATTGCGAACCAACCTTCCCCGGGAGAACCGTTTGGGAAGGCATGAAAAAAGCGCCGCGCATTTCTGCGTGACGCTAAATTCTTTATTCTGGAATGAATATCCGTATTGATATTGTGCTGACAATGCATTGACAATGTAATGCTATTGATATACAATGTATTCGGAGGCGATGAATATGACCACTACGAATGTAAGCATCCGCATGGACTCGGAGCTGAAAAAACAGTCCGAGAAACTGTTTGCCGATATGGGCCTGAACATGACCACCGCGTTTACCATCTTCGTGAAAGCGGTTGTGCGCGAGGGTCGCATTCCCTTTGAGATCAAAGCCGATTCCTTCTACAGCCGCCGGAACGTCGAACGTCTGAACCGCGCCGCCAAGGATATGGATAAAGGCGTCCGGGTTGCCGAACACGAGGTGCAAGAGGCCGCCGAATGAAGAAAGTGTGGCACGACGACGCCTGGGAGGACTACCTTTACTGGCAGTCGCAGGACAAACGGGTTTTGCGACGGATCAATCTGCTGATTCAGGATATCAATCGCAACGGGTACACGGGTATCGGGAAACCGGAAGGGCTTAAGAACGAGCTTTCCGGTTGGTGGTCCCGGCGAATCGACGATTGCAACCGCATCGTGTACCGCATCCGGGAGGACCGGATCGAGATCATCCAATGCGGCGGACACTATCGGGACAGTTGAACAGCAACGGCGCGGGAACCCTGTTGGAGGTTCCCGCGCCGTTTGTTAAACGCGTCGCCTGCGGCATCAAAAAACCGCCCTGCTTTCGCCGGACGGTTATATCTTTGCGATTTCGTCGAGGATGGTTTCGCAGATAAGGCCCGAATCGTTTACTTCGTCGTCATCTCCTATGCCGTGCAACTGAAGGTATTCGCCGACTGCTTCCTCAAAATCGGCCAGATTTGTTTCGTCAACGTTCGTAAAGTCGAAAGGCAAATCCATTTTTTGCAGAAGGCTCTTTTGTTTTTCGTTCCAGCTGAAGATGGCTTTCATCGGCGTTACTCCTTTCCATACTTGTTACGGGCGCTTGTGCCCGTTTTCCATGTGCTGATGACATTCCCCGTTTCCGGATTGATGACGACGGTAGCTCCGTTTCCAATATATTGTTGGCTTTTGCGCCCCCCGGTATCTTCTTTCGCCGGCTTTACATGCAGCGGGCTTCGGATCGCGTCGTTGATGGCGTCCGCGCTCACGCCTCGCTCGGCGGCGCGCGCCATCAGGTGGGACGTCGCTTTCGTCTGCCGCCCGTCCGGGGTCGGCGCCAACGTCGTGTAGGCGGCGTTCGCCTTTTTCACCATGGCGGAAACCTTGCCGGATACGCTTTTAGTATAACCCTGCACCTGCACACGGTCAACCAGCATTTTCCTGTCGGTTTCCCTGCAGTAGTCGCGCAGCCGCGCTTCCCGTTGTTTCAGCAGTTTGGATGCCCGGGCGAATTCGGCGTCGTATGCCGCCGCTTGCTCCGGATCGGCGTTTTTACGCGCCGCGTCCAGCGCGACGCATTCCCGTTTGCTCTCCCGCACGCGCCGTTCCAGCTCTCGCTGACGCTGGCTCTCGGCATACAGCTCGTCGTTGGTTTTCCCGTTCAGCGTATCGTTCTTATTGAGGGGCTCGCTGACGCCCTCGAGGAACGGGTAGAAGCTGTGCCGGCAGTTCCAGCCGCAAAGGCCGGGGCCTGTGCCGTACCCCGTCGTCTCCCGGAAGGGCTTGTACTTTTCACTCTTGCCGCTGACGCTGTAGATGCCGCCCTGCCATTCGGCATGGCTCGGGCGCGCGCCCGGATGGCTGGACACCTCAACCAGATCGGTACCCATTGCTTCGGCGGCCTGCAGCTGAATCTCCCCGGCCGTGTGGTTGACGCCGGTGATCACGGCGCGCCGGGCGGCCACCGCCACCTGATCGGTGTGCCCGGACGGGTACGCGACTTTCGCCATGCCGTTTTTGGCGAGCTCCGCCACCGCGTCGCGCACCGCCTGCCCAAGGGAAAACGCGCCCGAGCTGATTTTCAGCCACGCCCGGTCCAGACTGTTTTCAAAGGCTTTCAGCGCTGTTTTGGCGGTGGTTTTCGTGAAATTGTTCATCAGGCCGTTGGTTTGCCGAACGCCGGCGGATACAATCTGTTTCATTGCCTGCGAACCTTCCAGCGGCGCGGTGTCCAGCCCGGCTTTCCGGTACTGCGCAACGCTGACGTTGAGGGATTCCGCGCAAGCCCGCTCGACAGTGCGCCGCACGGTGCGTCGGCTTATTTTCGTCACGGCCGATACCTCTTTCACGATGGCCCGCTGCGTCAGGCCCATTTCCCGCGCCTTCTGAACCTGCCATTGGGCCGAAGGGGTGAGGTAGTCGGCTTTCAGCAGACGCCGGATGATATCGGCGGTAATATCCCGTTCCACCTTTGCCCACAGTTCCGCCAGCGGCTCGGCAACGCCGTCCAGATAGGAAGGGGTCAGCATTCATTCCACCGCCTTACTCGGTAAAATTCATTACGGTGTCGTCATCAACGCCCGTGGTATCGCCGACGGCGGCCTTTGCCTTCGCCTCGTCCTCGCCCCGCCACTTTACGCGGTACTCCCAGGGCTGCATCAGGCCGTCGCGCACCTCGGCCATATCGCGCTGGCGCTCGGTTTCGGCATCCACCACAATGCTGTCGTCCCACACGCAGGATACGGTATACTTTCCGGCCGGGCAGAGCCGATAGAGTGTGGCGAGCGCGTCCATGGCCCGCAGCAGGCCCTCGACGGCCTTTTGCGTCGCCTTCTGGATGGTGGTCACGGTGGAATAGGTGCGCTGTTTCTGTACCTTGATTTCCGTAGCCGACCGGGCGTCGTCGTTCGGGTCGCTGAGCGTGCCGCGGGAAAGCCCGCAGAGGTCCTCAATCCGCTGCAGCAGCTTGTTCAGGCCCTGCAGGTACGATTCGTCCCGGAGCGCGGGGCTGAAGGTTTTGAAAAGCGATTCGCCGCTCAGGGTTTTCGGGTCCAGCTTGTTCGGCCGGAAAAGCCGGTCGCGCCCGACGGGAAGCTGCACTTCCTTGGTAACCGGGTTGATATCGAAGGCGTCCTCCACGGCGTCGATGGCCAGCTCGCCGCCCTCGTATTCCCACAGCAGGCGCTGGTACTGTTTGTCCGCTTCCTTGATGACGTCTTTGGCCTTCTCGTACACGCTCACGCCGACGGGGCTTTTCGGGTCGATCGTATTGCCGAGGGGAATGCGCAGGTAGGCGAACAGCGGAAAATCGATGTTGGCAATCGTCACCACTGGTTCCAAACTGGCCCATTCGTCCACCGCCGTCAGCGGCACATCCTGCGAAAGATCGTAATCGTTCGTGCCCTTGAACGCACGGTTGGTGATCACGTACCCGCCGTCCTCGATGTGGTGCCATTCCAGCCGGGTATACAGGCTGTTCCCGATCCGCTTGCGCTCCACGAAAACCGCGCCGGTAATCTCCATCCGGCTGTTGAACGACGTCGGATAGAAATCGTCGGCGTGGACGTAATCGACCGCGATATCGCCGCCGTCCACGTAGGGCTTGAACACCAGCCCGCCATCGGCGCAGGCGTACTCCACCTCAAGGCGCAGGGCTTCCCGGATCGGGTCGAATTGCCCGGACAGCCAATCGGCGCGCCCGGAACCGGCGATGTTCACCTCGGCTTCCAGCGTCACCATCATGGCGATTTCGGAGGCGACCAGCGCGGGAATGCCAAGGCTCTGTTTGTTGGTCGCAAGCCATGGCGACAGCCCCTTGTACATGAGAATCCAGTCCTTAATCGCCTGCTGCATCTCGTCGGTCACGGCGATGGCGATCCCGGCCTGCCGGGTTTCATCCGTTTTCAGCACCTTGTTCATCACTCCCCTGAGCCAGCGGAAAAACCGGTTAAACATGGCACTGGCTCCTTTCCTTACACTTGTTGAAGAATTCGATGGGTTGCCATTTTGGTGCGTTCACCCAAATGGTTATCGCAGATCGCGGTCCCGCACGATGGTGCGGCAGAAGTAGCGCAGCGCGTCCGGGGCGTGGTCGTGTACCTTCAGGGGCTGCTCCACGCCGCGCCGGGCGGCCTTCTCGTCCCATACGTACACGCGGAACTCCTCGATGGTTTTGGCGCACTGCCGGTGGATTTTCAACCGGCCCAGCACGAACAGGGAGGCCGTTACGCGGATACCGTCCAGCACGTCGTTGTCGGCCTCGCGCACCCGGTGCCCGTTCTTACGCAGCGCCGTCCGGAAGGACGCGGCGCTCGGGTCGATGACGATGGAACGCGGTTCGCTGCCGTCGATGAACCTTTCCATATCCTCCGCGTATTGCTGATCGGTTTTCTGGTAGCGCTCCGCCTTGGAATCGAAATAGTATTCCCGCAGCACCAGCGCGGTGGTTCCGTCATACCGGACATCCAGAAACACGCAGGGGTTCGTGGTGCCGTAGTCGCACACGATATACCGCTCGCTGGCTTGCAGGAAGCGAGCGTCAGCCTCGTCCACGATGGAGGCGTCGCCGAACATGTCGTAAATCAGGCCCTCG